AGTGTGGTCGTAAGGCTGTCAATAGCCCCGTTGAGAGCGTCTGTGTAAGCCATTAGGCGCAGGCAGGCCTGTCGATGCCCAGCAACTGTTTAACGATCGGTGTGAGGCTCTGCTGTGGCGCTGTGCCCATTCCGTCAAAGGATGCGAAGGTGTTCTCGAGCGAGCCACGGCTGCGCCAGAGGGCCGCGCAGTACATGAGTGTGCCGAGGGTGGCATCCCCACCCGGACTCGTTGTGAGACTGTCGATGTATCCAGCTTCTTGACGGCGACGATATGCGAAGTCATTGCCAGCAGATACGGCCTGAGTGATGAGCGTGTAATCGTCAGATGGGTTTGTGATCTGTACGCCAAGGTAGGTGACGAGCTGCGCGGCAGTCACCCATGTGCATGTCTGGGTGTAGGTGACTGTGCCAGTGGCAGCAACGCGCTCAACATTGTTAGCGACTTTTGTGTACAGCACTTGATTAGCGATGGGCACATTTATGTCATAGAGCAGATCGCCCTCAGTGTCTATACCGATGTATAGATACTGGGGCAGCGCCCTCACCACATATGAGCCGTTAAAAGTTGCATCAACTGATGCGACTGTAATGGATTGACCGACTGCAATTTCCGATGGGGTCAGTAATTGCAGTACGGCGTAATCATCCAGTAGATACTTTTGTGTGACGCTGTAAACAGCCATGAGCGGGTGCTCCGCTCTCGACTAGGCGATCGTGATTGATTGAACTTGGGTGCTGTCTGCGATGAAGGTTGAGACATAGCCTGCATACGAAAAGTTGCGACCCAATGTGGATGGCAACTCTACGGACATCAAGCCACGGATCTGCTCGTAGAACTCAATCGCTTGAGCGCGAGCAACGACCATCGTCGAGGCTGCAAAGTTTTTGTCTGCAACAAGGCTCAGACCAAATGGATTGAATGTGTTCATTTGGGTGATGTTTGATGTGCCTGCTGCGTTCATGCCCATGAGGCCAGCTGCGCCGACATATGGGAATACTGGACGCTTGTCAGCATCAAGCTGCTTGCCCAAGTACAGCCACACATTGGGATCAACAAACAAGTGGTCTGGCAAGAAGTTTGTTGCGGTGAGGATGTTGTAGGCGGCGGTGTAGAGCGCGTTAAACAGTGAACTTGGGTCAGTTGATGAGACTGTCCATGTTGCACCGGATGCGGTTGCTCCAGCAGTGATTGCGTCTGCTGCGACATTGTCCGATGCGAGCATGTATTCGCCGACGAGGTCGTTGAGAATGATCTGCAACGATGCTGGGTCTGTGAAGTCAACATCTTGGATGGACAGTGTTACTTGACCAGCAAGCGTGGTTTTGCTGACAGTGTTTGCAGCAATGACCATGGTTGTTGCCGATGCGGCAGAAAGTTCGCTTGATTGTGCAGCGACGCTTGTGTGCGTTGTGATTGTTGGGCGAACAAAAGTCTTTGATGCTCCGCCGTTTGGCATTGCGCGTGCGCCGATTGCTTGCACAACTGGACGGATAAAATTGAGGTCTTGGAACACTGGCCCAAGGACTGGTACTGGCAAAAGACCAGGAGTGTCAGTGGTAAGAACATCGCCTGCAGCTGCTTCGAGAGCGGTCTGCCTTGACTTGATGTATTCCTGTGTTGCAGCTGCGACATTGCGGAATGTTTCTCCGCCGATGTGCATTGCAGCGAAGTATTCGCCCGGTGTTGGGAGATCAAACTTGCGCTTGGCTACTGCTGGAAGTGAAGCCGTTGGAATGGTGGCCTCGATGACTGGTGTTGCTTCGGACATTGGTTCTGTCTCCTCTGTGGGTTCTTGTATTTCATTATTGTCGGTCTCTTCGGGTTCGTGGTGGATACTTGCAGCGATGTCGGTAATGATCGCTCCAGCAAACGCTGGGACTGGCACCATAGACAACTCGATCCAATCGGCAGCCAACACGGTTACTGAGCCGTCATCGTTGGCGCGACTTTTGGTTGGATTTACGCCGACCGATACTGAGTCCAATACGCCGTCAAGGGCGAGCTGTAGAGCCTCGTCGCCTGCGGCTGTTTTGCTGATCTTGGCACTGAACAGCATGCCCTCTGGGGTGTCAACGCGTTCGGTGACGATGCCGATGGCCTGATTGCTGTCGTGGTTCATGTAAAGCCGTGGGGCTTTGCCTTCGACTGGCAGACTGCCTTGCTCAAAGACGACTTGTGTGCCGTCGCTGACTGTGGCTGGCACGCCGTATGGGACTGCTATGCCTGTAATGGTTCGTGATGGTGTGCCGTCGCCTGCGGCTGCGTCAATGCTGACGGATGGTGCGGTAAATCTAATCATTAGCTTGCGATCTCCTCTTGCGTGTTTTCTGTTATTGGGTTTTCCATTTGATCTGCGAGATAGTTCTCTTCAAGGTAAGACTCGTAATCAAATGCAACATATGTGCCGTTAGGTAGCACATTGTTCATTGACAATGTTTCTGCTATTGCGTCGGCGTAAAGTTTTACACCAAAAAACAGTAAGTCCATGCGTGCTTGTTGTGATGACTGATAAGAATATGATCCGGTCGATACGCCGATTAGGTATGGCGGCACATTGCCAATGCGTCCACCAGTTTCTAGTGCGCTGTAGTTTGCTGACTCAATGAGCAGCATTTTGTCTGGTGACATCGTCGTTGGTTCGTACGATAAAAACTCGTTTAGCGCAGCAGTTTGGTTGGTTGCGCGTGCGGCGTTAAACGCAGCTGCAAGATCGGCTAGTTCTTGTGCGCTTAATGGTTCTCCACCAGTTTGTTTTAGTACGCCAGCAGGGATCGACGATGATGCGTTGCGCGCGCGTGCGTCTTGTATTTTTAGTGCTGTTTGTATTGCGGCCTGTGATGAATAGACCATGCCTTGGGTTGGCGACAAGAATTGCACCAAGTTCTTTGGGTCTATTTCTCCGCCCTGAAAATAAACTTCTTTGGACGGTGCAAACCATACGGGGCCAGCCATGTCTTGTGTTGTAACTGAGCCTGCTGGTAGTCGAGTAAAGGTTGCTGGGAAGCCGTCAGCGGTGCGTGATGTGATGTACCAAAATGCGCGACCGTAAAAGTACAAATCGTCAAAAGTCCACGACATAAGAAAGTTAAACGGAACTGTGGGATCAGGACGGCGCAGCCAAGTGCGTGGCGCAATGTAAACGCGTTCCATTTCTTCGCCGTTCCACATTTCGTTGTACATCTTTAGTGGCATGCAGCCAATGACTGATGCCAGCAAGTCGCGGCTCCTTGAGATCGCAGGGATGGACACCGCCGCCGCTCTCAGTTGACCCTCTTGATAGGTGTAATACTGACCGATCATGTTTACGCCAGCATTTTGCGACGAGTAATTTATTCCGCCGCCAGCAGCTGCCGCTTTAGCAGGCGCTGGACTGATGGCGGCCTTGCTAACTTTGCGGTCAAATAATCCCATGCCACAACATTACAGACAGCGACGCTGTGATGGTGGCACTCGATCGGCCTATCAGTTCCCGACGAAAGGCTAGGTACATCGACCGAGTGCCGAGGGTATGTTACTGATTTACGGTGACCAGCATGGGCTTACCTGACACTGATGGCCTTGAGCACAGTGCAGCTGCCCAGATCATGCAGCGACACAACTCGATCGGCCCGGGCGATCTCTGAGATGACACCGCGACAGACCCCTGCGATCGGACAGCGACCGCGCGCTGCACATGTTCAGCCAACTGGGTTGAGCCGTCATGTAGCAACATTTTTTCCGCTATCAAGTTCCTTACAGTGGGGGTGTATTTCAGTATTTCGCCATACCCGACGATCACCTTCTTGGTCTCTAAATGTCGAGGCCACTGGATGTCGATGCTAGGTGAGATAGCAAACTTGCAACTCTCAGCAGTGAGCCGATCAACCTCGAGCAAGAGAGCTGCAAAACTGTCCACGACAAAGGCCACGGTGACGACGATGCGGCGGTCAGGTAATGCCACGGCGCGCAGGCCGAAGTAGCGCGAGTCGTCCATGCTGGTCTCAATGGCAACAATGCCGCCCTTGGGTATGTCGCCTTCGTGCTCGAGTGCAGGCCAGACACCCGGCGGAATCCAGCCCCGATCGGAAGCCACCCACAGATTTACTGATGCTCGTAAGAATTGAGCGCGGTCAGGGTTCTGAGACTCGGCCTCAATCGTTGACAATTCCAAAGTATGACCGAGCGCAGGGTTGCCGTAAGCCCATGCGGCAGGGTTCATCGGATCAAGATCAGGCGGTGGTGACCATTCGGCAAAGTACAGCGACGATCGTTCTCCACGGTCTATGGCGCGTAGGCCTTGCTCACGCCAACGCAGAAAAGCGGTTGATGCCTCAGTGCCAGCAGTTGACCAGCAGCTAAGCAACGGCGATTTTCGTGCGCGCATAGATGGAATTAGACCGCCGTCGATAGCGAGCTGCGACATGTCCCAGATTTCGTCTGCCACGATCAGATCGTTGCTTGTGCCGTGACCGACCGAAGGCTTTGCCGCTCTGACTGTCCACTTGCTGCCGTCTGGCATTGTGACCGAGTTCCGCCCATAGGCCTTGACGCAGGATGCACCGAAGCGCGTCTCGAGAACTGGGGCTATCTCATCGAAGAGTGTGATTGCCAAGTCGAGCCTATTTGCCGTTGTCAGGACGGTCTGCTTCTTGCCCCGTATTTTCGGCATCTCTGTAAGCCACCAGCCGACCAAACTACCTAGAGCAACGGTCTTGCCGTTCTGTCTGGCAGTAGAAACAAGACTCGTCCGATGCAGCAGCTCACCATGCTCGTCATAAGCCAGCTGACCGTCAAGCGCGCGCACCTGCCAAGGCATAAGGGTCAGCCCTAGATGCTGCTCTGCCCATCCCTGAACATCAGCCCCGAACGATCCCGCATGATCCGTGACAGTCGTTTCCAGTCGAGGCCAGTCATGGCTGATCCCTGCCAGTTCAGGCTGGTTGCCATCCGATAGAGACAAGAGTTGGGTCGGGGTCAATCTCTTCTCTGCATAAAAAACCTTTTTGATATTTCGCACTCCATTTTTTTGCATTGACTCGTGGCGTGAGTGTTGGCGGTGTGCGTTTCGGGCGGTGACATATCTGTGGCCTTTTATGTTGTTGCAGTTGGCGCAGCATGGTGCAAGATTGTCCAGCGAATGGTCGCCCCCGGCATCCAACTCCAGTATGTGATCGACGGTATCGGCATTCGGTTTGCCGCAGTATGCACAGTCAGGCTTGTTGGCTAAGACCTTGCGTCTGTTGGCTGTGTACTGGGGGTCTCGGTGTGCTTTGCTCATGCTCTCGCGCCTTCGGCTTGAGCTGACGCGGCGCAAGCGCCTTGTCCTCGATGTCTTGTGGTCTGTGTTGCTGTCGGGTTCATGTTGCCTCGGTCTTGGTTTGTTAACTGTATGTCATCTGTGAACGCCTAGCACGGTAATGCTCACCCACGGGATGCCTCACTCCGTTACCTCATTACCTACCTGATTATGTTTACAGGTCGCCTCGACGCTTTGCCTGACACCATTTCGTGTTGCATGTTTCAGGGCGCGTCGATCTACCCGCATTACTGCGTGTCATCCATCCGCCTTGCGACAGGCTTAGGTCTATGAGACTTATGAAGTTTTAAGAGTTACTTGGCTTAAATACTTGGCGACCCAGTCAAGGTCAGCAGGCCGCCATACCCAGACGACTGCGCCTTGTTGAAGTGTTGTGATCCATCGGGATTGCAGCGGTGAGACCTTGCCCTTATCGCTTTTAAGTTCTGCGAATATAACACGCCCAGCAGGGTGAGCAAGTACAAGGTCAGGAAAGCCGTGATCGCCTAGCTCATGTGTAGCCCATACACCGCGCCTGTTCATAGATGGCAACGGATGATGCACAAGCCAGCCATGCATTTTGGCAAGGTTTATGACGATCTTTTGGAAATCTGCTTCTTTCACTTCCATGCCTCAATAACACGGCTTGCCTGAGATGCGCTAAGAGTCTCCAAGATGACATCGTTGACACCGAGGAAGGCGTGCAGCTGT